CGGAGGAGGCGATCGTCACCGGCGTCTGCACGTTCGGTGATTGCCCGGTTGCCACAGCCGCGCCGGAAACGACGGAAGCGGAGACTTCGCAAAACCTCGCAGCGACCTCGCAACCGGAACCTGTCAAAGAATCTTTGACAACTGAACTTGTAAGCGAGACTTACACGTTGGTGGAATCTGAGGAAGAGACGGAACCGGTAGCCACAGAGGTCGAGGAAGCGCCTGACCCGGAGGAAGCGCCGGAGACCAGTGATCGGACCGTCAGATGCTTTGTTACTGCATATTGCGGCTGCGAGAGCTGTTCCGGCGAATTCGGCGCATACACCCGCTTCGGCACTCCCTGCAGGGCAAACCACACGGTCGCCGTTGATCCCGATTTTATCCCATATTGGACGCAGCTCGAAATCAACGGCATCGTCTACACCGCGGAGGACTGCGGCGGCGCCGTCAACGGATGGGAGATCGACATCTATTTCCCAGAACATTGGCAAACGGAGGCCTGGAAGACCGGCTGGTATGATGTCACTATCTATTGAAAAAAGCCGCCTGAGCTGGCACTCAAGCGACTTTAAGGAGCAAACAAAATCTCACAACCTGTTTGCTCTCCTATTCTACACCGAAAGGAGAAATATGTCAAATGCCAAAAAATGAAATCAAAGTCTATGTCAAGCGACCGGGAGAACCGGCCAGACCGCGCGTCATTCCCAACACGCTGGAGGCGCTGCAAAAAATCGTCGGCGGATATATCGAAACGGTGTCCGTCACGACCGATCTGGTTGTCATCTGCAACGAAGAAGGCCGTCTGATCAATCTGCCGTATAACTGCGAATTCTGCGGCGTCGATTTCGTCGGAACGATTATTTTCGTCGGGCGGAAAGAGGATGAATTAGACGACTGCCCGGATATTTCGCCGGATATCCTGCCGAATGGAATGGACTGGGAGGAATAAGAATGAGTGTAAAAATCAACAGCCTCGAGCTGGAAAATGTGAAACGGATCAAAGCCGTTCAGCTGGAACCCGGGGCAAACGGCCTGACGGTGATCGGCGGTAAAAATAATCAGGGCAAGACCAGCGTTTTGGATGCTATCGCATGGGCGCTCGGTGGCAATAAATTCCGGCCCAGCGATCCCCAGCGTGACGGCAGCCTCGTTCCGCCCCATCTGAAAGTGACACTTTCCAACGGAATCGTGGTGGAGCGCCGCGGCAAGAACAGCGATTTGAAAGTCACGGATCCCGCCGGCAACCTCGCCGGGCAGGCGCTGCTGGATAGCTTCATTTCGGCCTTTGCGCTGGATCTGCCGAAATTCCTGAACGCCAACGCGAAGGAAAAAGCGGACACGCTGCTGCGGATCATCGGCGTCGGAGATCAGCTTTTTCTGCTGGAAAAAGAGGAAGCCTCGCTGTATAACGAACGCACGGTGATCGGTCGGACAGCTGATGCAAAGAAAAAATACGCCGATGGCCTGACCGCCTATCCGGAAGCGCCGGAGGAGCCTATCTCCGCTTCGGATCTGATCCGGGACCAGCAGGAGATCCTCGCCCGGAACGCGCAGCGGCTCCAGTGGAAGCGCGAGTACGACGCGATCCTGGACGAACAAATTAAGGTCTCAAGGCAGATCGACGAATTGACCCAGCGGATCAGCGAGCTCCGTGAACGGGACCGGGAGCTGACCGAGAAGGCGAAAGACGCGGCGAGATCGCCGAAAGAGCTCGAGATGGAATCCACCGAGGCGCTGGAGGCGAATATCCGCGACATCGAGGAGATCAACCGGAAGGTAACGGAAAACCAGCGCAAAGCGCTCGCTGAGGATGAGGCCAACACATACAAGAATCAGTATGATGATATGTCGCGTCAGATCGAAGATGTGCGCAGGAAAAAGCGTGAACTTCTGGACGGCGCCCAGCTCCCGCTCCCCGGGCTTTCCGTTGAAGACGGCGAGCTGACCTATAACGGATATAAATGGGATGGCCTTTCCGGTAGCGAGCAGCTGCGCGTCGCCACGGCAATCGTGCGGAAGCTGAATCCGGAATGCGGTTTTGTGCTGCTGGATAAGCTGGAGCAGATGGACACCGATACCATGCGGGAGTTCGGCGGCTGGCTGGAAGCGGAGGGCTTACAGGCCATCGCAACGCGGGTGAGCACCGGCGGCGAGTGCACCGTTGTGATCACTGACGGCTACGCGGAAACGCCGGAGCCCGAAAAAACTGAATTCAAAGGATGGGGTGTAAAATGAGCAATTTTGAAATCACCTCCGGCCTGATCCCTTCGGCGCTGAAGGTCGTGATCTACGGGCCGGAAGGCATCGGAAAAAGTACGTTTGCGAGCGGCTTCCCTAAAGCGCTCTTTATCGACACCGAAGGCAGCACGAAGCAGTTGCCGGTGAACAGGCTTCCTCAGCCGACAAGCTGGCAGATGCTGCAGAGTGAGATCGACTACGTCAAACAGAATCCAACTGTCTGTGACACGCTGGTGATCGATACGTTCGACTGGGCCGAAAATCTCTGCGTCAAAGCGCTCTGCGATAAGTTCCAGAAGACAGGCATCGAGGATTTCGGTTACGGCAAAGGCTACATCTATGAGAAGGAGGATATCGCACGATTCCTGCATAGTCTTGATGACGTGATCGACAGAGGAATCAACGTGGTCCTCACAGCCCACGCACAGCTTCGTAAGGTGGAGCAGCCTGAGAGCGCTGGCACCTACGATCATTGGGAAATGAAGCTCGGGCAGAAGACCGGCAGCGTCATCTCTCCTATCGTCAAGGAATGGGCCGACGTCGTTTTGTTCGCCAACTATCAGACGATCATCATCGCGCAGGACGACAAAGGCAAAAAGCATAAAGCTGCCGGCGGTCGCCGGATGATGCACACGGTCCACACGCCGTGGTGGGACGCGAAAAACCGCTTCGGCCTGCCGGAGGATCTGGATTTCCTGTTCGGAGAGATCGCGCACATCTTCGTGCCCAGAGAGCAGCTCGGAACCGCCGCAGCAGTTGAAACGGTATATGCACAGAAGGCCGACCAGATTCAGAAGGCCTACGAAGCACAGAAAAAGATGGAAGCGCTTGTCGATGACACGCCTCCCGCGCCGCCGAAGGAACCGAATCCGATCAACTTTACCGGCATGGACGATTCCAAGATCCCCCAGAAACTGCTGGATCTGATGAAAGCAGACGGTATAACGGAGAGCGAGATCCGGATCGCCGTTGCCAGACAAGGCATCTATCCGGAGGACGTTCCGATCCACGACTATGACGACAACACCCTGAACGGGCTGATTATCGGCCAGTGGGACGGCCTGAAAGAATTTATCAAATCGATCCGCGCGGAAATGGATCTGCCGTGGAAATAAAAAGAAAGGAGTTTCATCATGAACAACGATTTCAAAGAATTTGAATGGGAGGACGAAGTAAATCAGGAATCTTCGTTTACTTTGCTGGAGGAAGGAGACTACCGCTTCCGCATGGTCTCCATGGAGCGCGGCAGGCATAACGGCAGCGATAAGCTTCCGGCTTGCAACAAGGCGATTTGCACGTTGGATATCCTCGACGACGATGGGAACAAGATCCTGTCGATCACGAATAACCTGTTTTTACACTCTTCCGTGGAAGGTATGCTGTCGGCGTTCTTTATCGCGACCGGCGCCAAGAAACACGGCGAGCCGCTGAACATCATGAAGGGATTCAACGATTCCATCGGCCGCATCGGGTGGTGCCATCTGTATGTTGATAAGTGGACAGGGAATGACGGAAAAACCCGCGAGAGCAATAAGGTGAAATACTTTATCGATCCGGAGAAAGCCCCGAAGAAAGCACCGCCCGCAGCTGCTCCGCAGGCCCAGTTCAGCGGATGGGGCAACGCCGGAGGTACCAATATCTCTAACAGGTGACAGCGATGGAATTGCGAACATACCAACAGGAGGCGCGGGAGGCGATCCATCATGAATGGGATGAAGGCCGCCGCCGGACGCTGCTGGTACTGCCGACCGGAACCGGAAAAACTGTCGTTTTCGCAAAGGTGACAGAGGATCAGGTCCGCGCGGGAGACCGCGTCCTGATCCTCGCCCACCGGGGCGAGCTGCTGGATCAGGCATCTGACAAGATCGAGCGCACGACCGGACTGAAAAGCGCCGTCGAAAAAGGTGGAGAAACCTGTCTTGACAGCTTCCGGCGGATCGTCGTTGGCAGCGTACAAAGCCTGCAGCAGGAGAAGCGGCTCCAGAAATTCGCTAAGGATTATTTCGGAACAATCATCATTGACGAAGCGCATCACGCCATCACGGAAGGTTACCGGCGCGTGATCGGCCATTTTCCGGACGCGCGGCTTTTGGGCGTCACCGCCACGCCGGACCGCGGTGACCTGCGGGATCTGGGCGAAGTATTCCATTCCCTTGCCTACGAGTATACGCTGCCGCGGGCGATCAAGGACGGGTATCTCGTTCCCATCAAGGCGCTCACCGTGCCGCTGAAGCTGGATATCTCCAGCGTAGGCACGCAGACCGGCGACTTCAAGCCCGGCGAGCTGGACACGGCGCTGGATCCGTATCTGTACCAGATCGCCGACGAGATGCAAAAGAGCTGCGCCGACAGAAAGACGGTCGTTTTCCTGCCGCTGATCAAAACCTCACAGAAATTCACGCAGATCCTCAACGAGAAGGGATTCAGCGCTGCAGAGGTCCACGGCAGCAGCGAGGACAGAAGTGAGATCCTGGCCGATTTTTCGGCGGGCAAATACAACGTCCTGTGCAATTCCATGCTGCTGACGGAGGGCTGGGACTGCCCTGCGGTGGACTGCGTGATCGTGCTGCGGCCCACAAAGATCCGATCGTTATACTGTCAGATGGTGGGGCGTGGTACACGTCCTTCTCCCGGGAAAAAGGACCTGCTGCTGCTCGATTTCCTTTGGCACACCGCCCGGCATGAGCTGTGTCGCCCTGCTTACCTAATCGCCCAGACGGACGAGATTGCAGCCAAAATGACGGAGAATATCGCCGAGGCCGGAGGCCCTGTTGATCTGGAACAGGCCGAGATCCAGGCCGCAGGCGATGTGGTCGCCAAGCGCGAAGAAGCCCTTGCCAAGCAGCTGGAGGAAATGAAGAAGCGCAAGCGCAAGCTGGTGGATCCGCTGCAATATGAAATGAGCATCCAGGATATCGACCTTGCTAATTACCGGCCGGCTTTCGGCGCTGAACTGGCGCCGCCCAGCGCGGGACAAAAGAAAACGCTGGAGAAATTCGGCATTTTCCCAGACGAGATCGAGCACGCCGGGCAAGCGGATATGCTGATTGATAAGTTGGCGCAGCGCAGAGACGCCGGTCTTGCAACCCCGAGGCAGATCCGTTTCCTTGAAGGAAAAGGATTCCAGCACGTCGGTACATGGCAGTTTGAGGCGGCTCGAAAAATGATCGACAGGATCGCGGCTTCCGGATGGAGGATCCCGGCAGGGGTCAAGCCTTCCGAATATACGCCGCCGGTGGAGGTAAAACAAATTGGCTTCGACTGGACTTGACGAAATCATCACCCATATCGACCCTGCGACCTGCACCTATCAGGAATGGACGGAAGTAGGGATGGCCCTTAAGCACGAGGGCTATTCCTGCGCCGTCTGGGAGGCCTGGAGCCGCGGCGATCCCAGCCGTTATCATGACGGTGAATGCGAAAAAAAGTGGAAGTCATTCGGCAGCGGCTGGCATGAGCCGGTCACCGGCGGAACCATCATCAAGATGGCACAGGACCGCGGCTGGACACCTGCCGCAAGCGGTCATGAGCTGACGTGGGAAGATGAGATACACGACGACGGCAAAATCGTGGATCACCGCTGGTTAGAAGCAAAAGAGCTGAATATCCCGGAACAATGGGATCCCGCGCAGCAACTGATTACCTATCTGGAAACACTGTTCGACTCCACCGAAAACGTCGGTTACGTGACGGAGTGCTGGAATAAAGACGGGCGTTTTCTGCCGACAAAAGGGTGCTACGACCGCACCGCCGGGCAGCTGATCGAACAGCTCTCCAAATGCGGCGGCGACATCGGCGCCGTTGTCGGAGATTACAATCAGGAGGCCGGCGCGTGGATCCGTTTTAACCCGCTGGATGGCGAAGGCGTTAAAGACGCCAACGTCACCGATTACCGTTACGCCCTGATCGAAAGTGACAACATGGAGTTGGAGCAGCAGAACGCGATCATCCGCGAAATGGAGCTCCCTGTGGCGGCACTCGTCTATTCCGGCGGCAAAAGTCTGCACGCCATTGTGCGGATCGACGCGGCCAACTATACCGAGTACCGGAAACGCGTCGACTTCCTGTTTGACTTCTGCCAAAAGAACGGGCTGCAGATGGACCGACAGAACAGGAACCCTTCTCGCCTTAGTCGAATGCCCGGCGTTACCCGTAACGGCAAAAAGCAGTATCTGATGGACGTCAACATCGGCAAGAAAAGCTGGGATGAATGGCGGGACTGGATCGAAGGCGTCAACGACGATCTTCCGGACGTGGAGACCTACGCGGATTTTATGAACGACCTGCCGGAGCTCTCGCCTCCGCTGATTGAGGGGATCCTCCGGCAGGGGCATAAAATGCTGGTTGCCGGGCCCAGCAAGGCCGGCAAAAGCTATGCCCTGATTGAGCTGTGTATCGCCATTGCCGAGGGGAAAAGCTGGCTCGGGGCCAAATGCGCCAAAGGAAAAGTGCTTTACATCAATCTGGAGCTGGACCGGGCGAGCTGCCTGAATCGTTTCAACGACGTCTATCACGCCATGAAAACGGAGCCGAAAAACGCCGCCAACATCGACATCTGGAACCTGCGCGGCAAGGCTGTCCCCATGGACCGGCTGGCGCCGAAGATCGTCAGACGGGCCGTAAAGAAGAATTACATCGCTATCATAATCGACCCGATCTATAAGGTTCTGACCGGCGACGAAAACAGTGCGGAGCATATGGCGCATTTCTGCAATCAATTCGATAAGGTCTGTAATGAGCTGGGTTGCGCGGTGATCTACTGTCACCATCACAGCAAGGGCGGCCAGGGCGACAAGCGAAGTATGGACCGGGCCTCCGGATCCGGCGTCTTCGCCCGCGATCCTGACGCGCTGCTGGACCTGATCGAGCTGGAGATCACCGACGATCTGCTGAAACAGCAACAGAACGAAAGCACACGGCAGCTCTGCATGAAGCAGCTTACCCGCTGGGTGAAGGGTTGGGAAGACGATATCAGCGACGACGATATGCTGAGCGCGGCCAAGATGCTGAAATACTGCGATAAGCAGCTGACAACGGCGGCCCATCAGCGTCTCCTGACGCAGATCGAAGAGGAGAACAAGCGGATCGCTGCCTTTACCGCATGGAGGATCGAAGGCACGCTGCGTGAGTTCCCGCGCTTCCCGCCGCTGAACGTCTGGTTCCGGTACCCGGTACACGTCGCCGATGAAGACGGTGTGCTGCAGGATCTGCAGAGCGAGAACAGCCGGAAGGCGCCGTATAAGCGGAATTTCTCAAAAAAGAAAACGACCGCTGAAAAAGCAGAGGATCGTCGGCAGGCGCTTATGACGGCATTTTCCGCGGCGGTTGAAAACGGTACTGCTCACATCACGGAAGTGGCGGAGTATATGGGTAAAAATGAAGATACCGTCCGGAGATATGTCAAGGAAAACAGCGACAAATTCTGGTGCAGAAACGGCCTGATCGGACAGCTTTGAAAAAACCGCAAAATCGATAAATAATCGAAAATGCGTCGATCTCCGCAAAATCGATATTTTATCGAGAATGCGGCAACTCCCGCAAAATCGATAAATAATCGAAAATGCGGTAAGTGCCGCAAAAACTATATACACTACGTGTATATAACGGGTTTGCGCCCCTCGCGGGGCAAGTGGGACAAAAGTGTGGCGGCGTAGGTTGCCGCCGCACACGACTTTTTCCCCTTCACTTGCCAAGGGGCTCAAAACAGGAAATGGAGGAATGAAAGATGACAAAAGCAGAATTGATAAACATGGTCAATGACCTACCGGATGGATATGACTTCGGCGGTTGGCCGAGCGTCTCGGCATAGGAGGATCGGAAGAATGAAGATCAGATTTTTTATGCCGATGCAGATCCCATCCATGACGGCCCAGCAGAAGGGGATCAACTTCGACGCCAGGAAGGTCTACACGAAAAAGGAGCTGCTGGCCATCAAGCAGAAGTACCTCGCGCATCTGGCGTCGCACCGGCCGGAACAGCCATTTGCCGGAGCTGTTT